TCCAAATGGTTTAGCGGCGTAAGTTTTGGCGTCTGCTTCTCCTGAATAATACTCACGCTTTTCTTTAACCACTTTACGGATCTCAAACTCCAGCGAGGTTTTGATCTGCTGAATGTCAGTGTAATGGTTTAAGTATTTATTATGTTGAAAAGGGATGTCTAACGCGAGTTGTCCCAGATCTGTGGTATACTGTTTGTTCTTAAATTGAAAGTCAACTGCCGAATCTTCTGCCCAGTCTTCTCTCAGTTTTTCAAATTTATTACGAAGAGATTCAAAATTCATGTACGCTGTGCAAACGATGAAGTACGGATGTCATATTTTTCATAGTTGAAGACAGCATCTGCCATCAGGTATTCAATATCTCCAACTGTAGCATCAAATGGAACGCCAGACAAGCTTACTGGAAAAATGTTTGTAAACTCAACTTGATGGTTGACGTTGTTGTGAGATGTTAGAATTTGTAAGATGGCATATGAATAGTCATCTTTGCTAGATGCTCTTTCGTTGGACAATCCATACTCACGAATCCAGTCATGGATTGACAGGTAGTTCTCCATGTCTTCGTCAATAATAAAACGAATTGCTAGATCACCAAAAGATACTCCACCACTAGGAGCAATGGGGATATTTCTAAATGGAGTTGGGACTTCTGCGAATGGCATAGAGATGTCAGGAATAGATGCACTCTGACAGAAAAAATCTACTCCCTTAAAGAGTTCAAGATTGAACTTAAACCCAACGGGAGACAGAAAATTTCTATTCATTGGCTGCTCTTTATACCATTCAGCAGGCATGTCAACTTCCCAAGCTACAACTTATTTATCTTCGTTATACCAGAAGTCTTCCCAGTCTTTTTCATCTGCTTCGTAGATGGGACAGGGTTCTTCCATCAAGATATCATTTTTCATTTTCAAAGCTTTTATAGTAAGTTCTTTAAGTTCTTCTTCGGTCATGAATTAAACTCTTGTAGAATGTCTAGAACTGAATTTAATGCAGCGTGATATCCATCACGCCACTCGTCAGACTTATCTCCGTAATGTCCATTATATAAATTTGTTTTCAACTTATAGATTCTAGGTTCAATGTCAATCTTGCTCAGTCTTCCTCTTGGCATAAGTTGCACCTTGATTGAATTTTACTTTAGCGATTGCCTTCCTATAATACAACGAAGATGTGTCTCCTGCTTTCTCTAATTGTGCTACAATAGATGACCAAATGAGGTATTGCATTTGACTACGCATATTATACTCACGAATATAAAGTATGTAGACATAAAAAAAGGGGACCTTTCGGTCCCCTGTGTTGATATCGTGATGAGAATCACATGAGGTTCTCAACCATAACACGACGATAGTATTGGTTACGACCAGCGGTGAGTGCTTCAGCATCAGGTGTGCCGTTGCTCTGTACAACGAATGGGTTTGCGACCATGCCGTAGCGGGTCTTAAAGCCAATCTTGGGCTGGAAGGTGTCAGGTCCGATTGAACGTACCATCTGGAGGGGTACATATGGGCAGTAGAATAGACCTGCGTCATATGCAGAGGTTCCCTTATAACCAACTACGTAGTAGTGGGAATCAGCGAGGTTTGCAGAATAAGGATCAACATAGACCTTGATTCTACCGTTCATGGTGCCGACTAGGAGGTTACCAGTGTCATCAACTTCACCGATGGAAGGACCACCAGCACCAGTTAGACCAGAGGTGTAGTCTAGAGTACCAGACATCGCGAGAGCAGAAGCAACATCAGCAGAAGTGATGATGAAGTTGCCCTTTCCTCTACGAGTTTCCTGTGCGATTGCGTTAGCGTCACGCTCAATCTGGAACATAAGTCCCTTGAATTTTTCAACTGACCATCTGCCGTTGGAGTCAACGTCAAGGTCAAAGCGACCAGGGTTAGCGGTGTTGTTCTGAGCACCAGGCTTAGCAACTGTGTATACAGTACGAACAACTTCGCGGTTGATTTCAGCAAGGATCTCGCTTGAAAGGATGTTAGCGAGTTCCTGCTCAGCATCAAGACCATGAATCGCCTTGAGGTCTTGTGCTAGTTCTAGAGTGTATTCTGCTTTGAGAGCTCTGGACTTTGCAGTCACAGCAGTCTTCTCAATGCTGAATGACATCTCGCGGAAGAGTTTGTTGCTCTCACCTAGAGCTTCAGCATCTTCACGTGCCATTGGTGTAGCACCACGGTCATACGTACCAGCGGGGGTATCGTTGAGGAGACCAGGGTTGCTACCAGCAACTGGATTAGCAGTATCGTATGCGTTTGCAGTTGCGTCAAATCCTGCAGAGAAGTCGCTGTCAGGCTCGTTGTAGAGTGCCTCAGCACCGCCACGACCTTCGTAGTGTGACTTCATTGCGAAGATTAGTCCAGTAGGACCAGACATTGGTTGAACGCCACAGATGTCATATGCAACGAGGTTAGGCATTGCACGACGGATGAGGCTGATCATTACAGGGTCAAATCCAGCAAGACCACCAGTCTGGGTGGTTAGACCTGAACCTGAGAGTGCGTTACCACCGATAGCACCAGCAGAGTTACCTGCAGCACCACCAGCTTCTGCTAGCATTCCGCGTTCTTCACGCATGAATCTTTCTTGGTTTTCTAACAGAACAGCGGTAACACTCTTTCTATAGTTGTCGGTGATGGCGGATGAGCCTTCATGACCTAGAACAGGTGCCCACTTTTCTGTTAGAGCTTGTGCGTTAAACATTTTTAGCTCCGTTTGGAAAAATAGGGGTTTGTATTATATTATTTCCAGCGATTCAAAGCATCTAGATATGCTGCCATTGAAGGAGCAACATCTTCAGATACAACTGGAGTTTCATCTGCAACTTCTGCTGCAGGGGCAACTGATTCCTTGAAGTAAGACTCTTTGATAGTAGTTACTTTCTTAGAGAATTCCTCTTCGGAAATAAAGTCAACACCCTCAGCGAGTGCTGCTAGTTTGTCCTTCTGAGTGTCGGTGAGACCTTCCGAAACAGTGTTCAGAATATTTGTTTTTGCCGACTCATTAAGACGATTCTGTAGTTTCACGTTTGCTTTGACCTGTTCGTCAAGGCGTTCTTCCATCTCACGAATTGATTCTGCCATACCCTCTACCACGTCAACTTTGTCGTCGGGGATAGAGATGTAGTGCTCTTCAAAGAGATTCTTGAGACCTGCAATGAAGTCTTCAGTAATCTCATTTCTGATTCCACGGTCAACAGCAACTTGATTTTCTTCAATCCACTGACCGATGGCGTAGTTCACAGTGCCATTTACTTCCTCAGACAGCTCGGACTTGATCTCCGATACCTGCTTGTCTAGTTCGTTAGCAAAGTGTTCTACAAGTCTGTCGTACTCTTCCGAGATCTTTGCTTTGACTGCTGCTTCAAAGATAGTCTTTGCTTTCTCAGCAAACTCTTCGGAGAGTTCTGTTCCCTCAAGGAGTGCCTTAACGTCGTCAGAAACGTCAATGCTCTCAAATGCGGGTTTGATAGGATAAGATACGTCGGGACCTTTGCCAGTGCCATATGCGATTTCCGCACCTAGGGAGTTAGGACCTGCTTCGTCACCAGGCTTACCTGAAGGAGAGGTTTCGCTGGTGTCTTGTGATACAGGTGCTGCTGCCTTAGCACCAGGATTCTCTTCACCTTCTTCCTTATTGGAATGAAGGGGTTCAGACTGGGAACCACCAAGATCAGTTTGTGACTGATTAGGTGCAACCGATGTAGGAACAGTTGGCATTGGATCTTGTCCACCGCCACGCTGTTGTGGATCACCCGAAACTGCTGCGGGATCTGAGCCTGTACCAGGAATTACTGAAGCAGTTACACGAGGCATGGGATCCTGTGCTCCCGCTTCCATAACGATTTGCTGCTCGCCCAGAAACTCCTCAAACTTTTCGTTTAACATGTCTGACATTTTGAGTCCTTCCGTAAATCTTATGATTATCTATGTTTATTTATTAAATTACAAACCTGCAAGGAAGTTTTGGAACACCTGAAGCGTTCTCTCCTCTAGGTTTTGACGAGTAGACTCGTCAATATAACGTTGGTATTTAGCAACTTTTGATTCCTTTAGAATTCCATTATCCCAAACCCACTCCTTGCCTTCCATGATGCCATTGACAAAAGCATCTGGTGCAGAGGGATCTGCAACAATATCTGCTGCGGTTGCTAGCATGAAATCATCCATCACATAGTTGGCATCTTCACGCTTGTCAATACTTCCCATACCACGAGAAGATACGCCAAGTTGCACTCCTTCATCTAAAAGGTTCTTAGCAATTTTACCCATGGGGGTATCTAAGATTTGTGCTTTTCCAATGAAGTTATTACCTTCTGATCTAAGTTCGGTAATTCTGTGGGAGACTCTATCAAGATTGACAGTAGGACCATCAGGGTGACCCAACTCACCAAGAGCACGCTTAGTTTTAACATACTCTTCATTGTAACGATTGACTTCTTTCTCTAAAACACCGAATGGATAAACACGTCCATTACGATTTCTTAGTTCAGATTGAAGGAATACACCTTCAATGTACAGTTTCTTTTTATCACCTGTACCTTCGGTGATAACTTGTACATTTTCAATTGTTTCCGTGATCAGTTTCATCGGATGGTTCTCCTACAGGTTCGTCAAAGAATGTTTGTGCAACAGTCTGCTTGTATGTGGACATAGCATCCGATGCTTTCGCATATAGCATGTCTTGAATAGCATCAATTGCTTTTGCTCTTTCGTTGTCTGCAATAGCAGAGACAACGTTAATCACTTCCGCTTCAGGGTTTGCCTGTTCCATTGTTTATAATCTCAATATATTTTATTTAGTATCTGCAGAAGGTTTGGGTTGTTCCTTCGCCATTTGTAGTTGACGCTTGTGTTGAATTTCCGCGTCTTCTTGTCCTCTCAACTGAGCATCATCTGCCTGCTGTGATTGGATTTCTGGAGCAAACGCTGTGTTCTGACGATCCATCATGTCAAACGTATTGACATCTACTGGGTTCATTGCAAGACCAGCATTAATCTCACGATTCATCTGACCGTCAATCTCCTTATACTCCTTCTCATTTTGCATGAGAACTTGTCTACGGATATACTCAACTGAGAAATACTTACCAACAAAAGGATCCATTTGAGTTGCAAGGTTGATGCGTTGCATCATCATCTCTTGTTCTTTTAACTCATTGAAATGATTATCAAAGAGATAGTCATACTGAATATGCTCTTTCATATCATCCCAATCTTCAGGAGTGATTACTCCTTTGAGGATGAGTTGAGTCTTGAGAATATCGTGGAAGAGTTCACTGAATCGCTTACGGAGACGACCGATGAACTTCGTGAACTTAAGTTCGTCACGGAGGACTTCAGTGGTCTTACCAAGATTGAATCCTTTATTATCGTCAGTGAGACGAGAGGGAGGAAGATTGAGAGAGTTATAGAGTTTCTTTTTAAAATACTCAACATCCTTGAGTTCGCCAAGGTTCTGTCCGCCAGGTAGAGTTGTGATCTCAGTACCACGTCCACCCTCTCTACGAGGCAACCAGAAATCCTCTAGCATACTCATATGCTTTTTATCATCACGGATTTCTCCACTGGTAGCATCGTATACAAGTTTGTTACGATAGCGTGCCATGACATCACGGAGGTATTGTTCCGCTTTGACTTTAGGTAGATTACCTACGTCAATGTAGAAAATTCTACGCTCAGGAGCACGTGACAATCTGTAGATAACAAGAGCATCCTCAATCATTCTGAGTTGATTGAGTGACTTGATTCCTTTGTGTAGGAAACTCAAGTGCATTCTCTTGTTCAAATCTTGAACACCAGAAGAACAGAAAGCGATAGCATCAGCAGCAATCTTGATTCCCTGGGAGTTAGACATATCTCCTACAGGACCGAGGGCACCGCCTCTCAGGTATCCTTTTGGATTGAAGAGATAGTAATCAATGTAACTACCCCACTCGTATTCTAGGGCAGTCCCTTTGATCGCTCTATTGATTCTAGGATCTTGTGATGAATCCTTTCCAAGTTTTTGCCTGACTTTACGAATTTTGAGCGGATCAATATAACGAAGTTCTAGAATACCCTTCTTGGGATTGTCTAGATCAATTACTTTATGATAAAATAAACGACCATCAATGTACCAAGATCTGACAATCTCATGGGCACGATTGTCAAAGTTCAACATTTGTTTGATTCTATCAAACTCATCGCGAATTTTTTTCTTGACTCCAGCACCTACTTCTAGGTTGTTGAGGTCAACTTCAACGCAACTATCGTTAGCGTCACTTACAACGAATTCATTAACAATTTCATCAACAGCAGAATCTACCTCAGGATGCAGAGACATGTCTCTGTACCTACGAATAAGTTCATACTCGTTTCTTGCGGTAGCGTCTGTGTCTACGTATGTTCCAAAGTAACCACCAGCTGCTACTGAAACTGGTTCATCAGCAGAAGGAGGGACAGGGGACTGACCCTTCTGACCCTCCTTGCGGTTAATTTGAAAGCCAAATAATTGACTCATTACTATTCAAATCAGATTCGTCCTACTATTTATGGGATTGAAATTGAGCTTCTTCCTGCTTCTGACTCGTCGCCAGCATCACCATCTACGGTCCAATATGAATATTGGAATTCAACAGTGAACTCTTCAATCTGATCATTGCTATCATAAGCAAGATCAATTGCGGATGTACTGGTTGGGAATGCATACCAAAGTTTGTAGGATCTTAGAATGTCTCCACCTTCTGAAGCATCTTTTTCAAGTTGCTTAACAACAACACTTGCGGTATACTCAGTAGGATCGTTTTCTGCTGTAGTATTTGCTTGATGTGTGTTGAGTAGGTTGAGCCACTCTTCAAAGCGAGAGCGGACCTTCATGTCCTTATCGTTGATGAAGGTTGCAGTCCAGTTATCAAAGGTTCTGTCCCCAGCGATCTTTACAGTTCTGCCACGGAAAGGAACTTCAATAACTCCAACATTGGAAGCGGGGAGTGCTGCTGACTTACACATTAGACCTGTGAGTTCAGAGTCTCCAGAAACTAAATCAGGGAATGAAATGTCCACTTGGAACATGTTGGGTCTTACACCCTGCTTCACCTGATTTAGGAAAGATGAAACGTTACTAGTGATTGCCATTGGTTTTAATTACTCCTTCTTTGTTATTTAACGGAAAAATCAGCGTCCAACGACTTCGCTGAACGAAACTCCAGTTCTGGTAGCAGTAAAGGTTACCGTTACGTAGTTGATGGAGCGAGCAGGTTTGATGAATAGTTCAGCAACGAACTCGTTACGATCAATAACATCAGGTGTGTTATTGGTTCCATCGCAGACTACGAGGAAATCAGTGATTCCTTGTAGTGCAAGGATTTCGTTGAGGTAGGAGTTAATTGTTGAAAGGAATCCAGAACGAGTTGTCTCGTCATTGATCTCAAAAAGAACTCCCTTAGCAAGTGCCTCAACTCTCTTCTCAACATTGAGGAAGAGACGGCGAATATTGATTCTGTCAAACGCAGAAGGTGCTGAGAGAGCAGTCTTGTCACCGAATAGAACAGCACCACTACCTGGGAATGTTACGATTGGGTTGATTCTATTTTGATAGAGCTCATCACGGTCTGCTTTGTTGGGGTTGTAAGCAAGTTTGATAACGTTGCGAACACCACCACGGTTTAGACCAGCAGGTGAGATCCAATCAGCAACAGTTGTTGAAGTGTTGACACATAGACCAGCAACGTCACCGTTACATGGGATGTAACGATACTTGTCGTTGAAGCGATCATACATGTACTTGTAACCACTATCAAGAACTGCGAATGAAGTTGATGTGATAGAGTTAAAGAAGTTTAGAGTATTTGTTCTCTGCTCGGTTGCTGATAGTGCAGTACCACCAGTTCCGATTTGATTACCTCTGTGAGGAGAAACAAATGCGATGCAATCCTTTCTTCCAGCAGCGATAGCAACAACTTTCTGTGCTTTTGACTTGGTGTCATTTTCCGATGCCATTGATCCACCCATTAGAACGAAGTCAACAGTAGTTTCTTCGGTATCCAGGAATAGATCGTATGCTGCGTTTACTTCACCAGCAGTGTAAGCATAGTCATCAGCACCATCAGCAAGATCGGTTGCGTTATCAGCGAGAAGTAGGAACTTGTCGCCAGAAGCTAGGGTTGTTGATGCAACTCCAAGTGCTTTACCGTTACCACCAGAAACTGGTTCAATGGTGTTAGTTAGAGCAGCACCATGGAAAATGTACTGAGACTCTTGGTTAACTACATCCTTGTAGTATACTGACTGTCCTTCTGCACCCTTACCATCGCTTAGTTTTGAAAGATATGTAAATCTCTCAAGAACGGTATTAGCAGCACCAGAAACATCACCAGTTGTGTCAATGACAGCAACGTGAAGTTCATCGTATGAAAGACCTCTAGCAGAAGCAAACTCGGAAGTGCCAGGGCGAGGACCGATTGCTGCTAGTTTGAGACCAGTTGAACCGATGGTTGTATTTGTGTACCAATCCTTAACGCTGCTGATTGCAATGTTGTCATTGGTTACGGTGTCAATTGTGATCGTTAGATCTGTAGTAGCACCAGTTCCAAGATCAGCAGCTGCTACGGTTACGGTTTCATTAGCAACGTATCCAGTACCACCTTGTGTGATTGCAACGCCTGTTACAGCACCACCAGCATCAATGGTAACGTCAACTCTTAGACCTGTACCTGAACCACCAGTTGGATCGGCGGTGTGTACACCGTTTTGTGAACCGAGACCTGAATATGCTCCAGCGGTTACTGCAGTAACAACACCATCACCAGGCTCATCAAAGATGTCAGCGGTTGTGATTAGTGTAGTTGGATTGTCTAGGATAACAGCGAGTTCGCTGGTAGCAGCATCCCAAGAGTAAATTCTTCCTGCTTTACCACTTACGGTAGTGAATGCTGTGTTGAGTGCGGTTGTTGCTGGTGCAGATGCTAGGGTTAGGATCTGGTCAGCACCACGGTCAACTGCAACAACCTTGAGTGAGTTGCCCCATGTTCCTGCGGTTCTTGCTGCAAAAACGTTTGCTGCACCAACACCTGCTTCCCATTCTAGATCGTTCTTGATTAGAACACCAGAACCACCAGATGCTGCGTTAAGTGCTCCTGTTTCTGCACGTACAACAGCTAGTTGTCCGCCATATCCTAGGAACTCTGCTGCGACCATCCAGTCTTCAGCATTTGCTTCTTTGGGTGTACCGAAAACGCTAACGAGTTGCTTCTCGCTGCTGATTGAAACGATTTCACCGATGGGTCCTTTTTGGAAAGACGATGCAAATGCAGCAGTAAGAGAAGAAGCTCCTACGATGGTAGCATTAGTTAGGTCGCGTTCCCTGAGAACTACACCAGGCGAGACTTGACTTGCCATGTTTAAACTCCTTTAGAAAATTCCAAATTAATCTGTAAATATTTAGAATTTTGCCGAGCTCAAGTGGGGAAACAAGACATGAACATACTACCAGTCTGGATATACATCTTTTATCCTAGGAACTGGGTTGTAATCTTCTTTCCTCTTCTCAGTAATTCTTTTCTTCGTGCATTCCTTACACTCGTAAGAAAATGCTGACACAGATGATCTATTCTTTCTAGTTCTATAGAAATCTGAAAGTAAATCTTTTGTCTTACCACATGATCTACATTTCCTTTCGGTAAAGATCAGATGGTCTAGTGAGAATTGATCTTCTAAATCCATCAGTAGTTCCACATGTATGATACTTCTTCCTGAGTCGTTCCATACTCCCAAACGGTGCCGTCTGCGTCCACGAAGGTATCATCACCCAGACCGTCATCAATAAACCCAAAAGGAGCCATGTCTTGCTCAATCTGATTCTTTTGTTCTTCATAAATTCTCCTTCTGATATCTTGGTCGGTCATCTCCTTAAAATATTCTTGCATGACTAACCATGCAAAGAGAACCATGCACATTACAAGGTCATCATGGTATCCCTCGTCTGCTTCCCACGCTTGTTTCTTCTGCACAAACGTGGTAAGTTCTTGGAAGATTTGGAAGTCATTGAATAACAACTTGTCTTCTTCAATAATTGCTTTGAGATTTGCACAACCGATCTTCTTCACAGTCACACTCATCTTGACACCTAGTTGTGTTTTGTTTCCTGAGAATCCTTGTCCGACGACTTGTCCTGCTCTGCCACGCATAGCACACATAAGCACGTTAGGATATTCCAAGTCGTAGTTAAGAGTAGCAGCAATACTATCGCCAATATCATTGACCTCTACCAGAATGTATGGATTATTATATTCTTTCGCTACTTGAAAAATTACTGAGGGAAACAGTACAGGTTTAATCTCATTATTTCTGTACTTCGCAACGATCTGATACGGCACCGTGGTGATATCAAACACGATGAAAGCACTGTAGTCGCCACCGATACCTCGGGCAACGTCAACAGTAATAATATATTCGTGATCTTTTTCTGCTCTCTTGTAAACGTCAAGTCCTGCATTGCTCGCTATTGGATCATGGAATGGAATGTTTTGGAGTTTCGCTGGACTGATCAACGTGTCAGCAGAACCAAGAAAGTCACACTCAAATTCTTGAGCAAACTGTCGCGGTGACGTGTTCTTGATTGTCTCCTCTTTCCATTTAGAATCTCTACCAGGAACTTGAGACCAATGTACTTCGTTTGTAACATAATCATTCTTGCCTCTCCTAGCATCCTCCCACATCTTATAGAAGTGATTCATGCCGTTAGGCGTAGAGATGATAATTACTTTCGTTGATTTACCAGACGTAATAGTAGGATAAACAGAGGCAAAGAATTGCTCTGCAACATGGTTT